CTCCAACTCCCATAACTCCGAGTCCCGTCATTCCAGGCCCTTCGCCTATTGGGCTCGGTTAAGAAGATTAAAAGTGCCAAAGCAGCGAGCGACGCGTTACTCACGGTCGGCGCAAGCCACCTTGGAGTCCTCCAGGCAGCAGCCAATTTGTAAATCATATAATAGAACTATTATATGATATTTTCTATTACTATCTTGCAAGCAATAACCCAATTCTCCCACCAACAATTTCAACCATATTATATCTCTCTTCAAAGATACGTAGATCAAAGTTGTATTTGTTCAAAGCCCATGTATCTTTTCTAACGCCAATTATTGAACCCGATGGATCACATAATACATCTACGCTATTTGTATCTGTACAAGGGTTTTTAGGTGGCTGTATTGTATTAAATTCAAAGGTAATCCATTTCCATTTATTGCAATTTTGCGCACCAGTAGGTTGATATGCCTTTCTATTACTATTAATACAAAAATTATAGCAATATAACCCATTTTTTGCAATCCCAGTTGTTCGGAACCATTTTTCAATGTAATCATAAACTCCTGCTGCTAATACATTTTCCCTATAATCCTGACCACACAATATTGCCATGTCAATCATAATATCTCTTCTATTTTCTATATTTCTAGACCCTGTTTCATATAAAGTCAATGTTGCGGGTGGTATTGAAAATGGCGTGGGTGGAAATGGTACTATATTTTCCCAAGGATAATTTTGATAATTGTTCCATTGGTTACGTAGATTGGCATCACTGCGTCTAAATCTCCACATGTAACTACTAACCATATCTCTGCTTGGTATATTTACCCTACGAGAACCCGTGATATTTAAGTAATCCCATTGAAATTGTGTTTTTACCAATATATTATGACACTGGGCTGCAATAGTTCTTCTCTCCTCTTCTCCAAGAAATATATAGGTGCTCATTAAATGAACATCCGCATTCCAATCATTGCGTCTATTTTTATACATACTATTATTATCCTCTTCGCTTGTTGGTAATGCGGGCGGAGGTTGTATAAATCTCCATAATTGATCCGTAACCGATGCACTATTAGGCGCCTTTCTTTCAAGTTGCAGTTTGTTGGCAGTTGAAATAGGTTTAGATATTGCTGGACAAGATGTTGGATTTTCTTTCTGAGAAACATTTAAAATTGTATATAACTCGCGAATTGGTCGAAACTCAATTTTGATATGTATTTCTTGATATTGAAGCGCGATTAACGGTAATGCGGTTTTACTTGAATAACAAAACCATGCCATTAGAGGGATATATAATTGTCGTCCTTGAATAGAGGGTTCAATGCCCGTTGTTTGATAATTGGAATTATAAATTGCATTGGGATAATTGTTACCATTTACTCTTTTGGGGTCATTTAAACGACTTTCGTTTCCCACCATCCTTCCTAATAAAACACGTTTACCACCTTCATCGCGTCTAATAGCATTCATCATGTACTCCCCAGAATATTCGGCCAAGGTACTACCACCAGAATAAATAGTAACTTGTTTTATCATTGCAAAACCGAGATTTTTAATCCACTGAAATTCAAATGGTAGATATTTATTGTCACCCAAGTCATTTCTATAATATAAAGGACTCCAAATATCTGGTAAATTTACCACAACATATGTATCCCAAAGCATCTCTGCATATCGGGGCACTTTAAAATCCATCGTAACAGGTGCATCAAATGATAAATGACGTTCACCTTGATAATCAAGCCTAAATCTTTGAAGGCCGAATGGTGTGTAGGGTTTGTATACAGCTTTAAAAAACGTTTTACTTGGGTTACCATTTAATATAATATTTGCTTGTCCATATGAAACTAATTGTAGTAATCCGCCTGGCATTTAAAATAATATGATATAATTATTTTAAATATTAGTATATTAACATTTAAGTTTAATTTAGTAAAGATTAAAATATAAATACATATTATATTGAATGTCTACTAAAATTATGGATCACATTAGTAAAGCAGCAGAGTTCGCTAGTGTTGCGGTAACAAGATATATATGGTTTGGGGTATTTCTTGCTATTATAGGTGTGTTGATATATTATAGAACACAAATTGGTAAAAAAGATGGTTCTTGGGCTAGAATGGAAGAATTATATAGTGATGATACCTTTGATCCGAAAATATCCGACATTAATAATGTAGATGGTCGCTTTCAAGATAAACTTTTCAGTTATTATATCGCGAGTAGTTATAACTCATGTTGCGCAGGTGATTTCCAGGATAGTTATGTATCAATCAATCCTCTTAAAGAAATAATATTCCATGGTGCAAGAGTATTGGATTTTGCTATCTATTCGGTAGGGGGTACAGCAGTGGTTGCAGCTGGACCAGACAATAGCATGTCATTAAAAGGTACATACAATAGTTTAAATATTAATAAGGTTTTATCAACAGTTAAAAATTTGGCATTTTCTGGAGGAACCTCGCCGAACCCCAATGATCCATTATTTTTGCATTTCAGAATAAAGTCCAATAGACAAGATGTTTATCCTGCGCTGGCGGAAGCCATTAAATCAAATTTCGCCCCAAAATTGATGGATGCGACATGGGGATTTGAAGGTAGGGCTGGAATAACCCCGGGAGTGTCCAGCGATGGAAACTATGATACAAAAGATTTGACAAATGAACCATTACTAAATCTTAAAAACAAGGTTATTATAATGGCTTATCAGGAAAATAGTAATTATAAGGATAAGGAAAATCCATTTTACGAATTGGTAAATTTAGGAGACGGTAGTGCTTATTTTCACCAGGAAAGAAATCATAGTATCCAATACACTCCTTCTGTAGGTGATTTGCAGGATTGGAATAAAAATCATATAACCTTGACAATGCCAGATTGGAGTGAGATAGACACGAATTCGCCGGCAATGTTGCACCTACAATTAGGATGTCAAATGATTTGCATGAACTATCAAAATCTAGATAGTCGGATGCAATTTTACTTGAATTACTTTAATAAAAATGGTACAGCGTTTGTTTTAAAACCAGATAACTTAAGATATGTTCCTACCAAACTTGAATGTCCAATGCCACCCCCAGAGAGAAACAGTTTGGCACCGAAAATATGCAGTGCTGGTCCACAGAAATGGCAATGTTAATTTTTTTTAGAGATATATAGTAGTATGGCGTGCGAAAAAGGAATTTCTTTTGAGGATTGTGAATTAGCAATATTAAGGACAGCGGTTGATAGGGTTGATAAACGCGAAGGATCAATGATGTTAAAAAAGGCCGAAGTAAAGGAGATTATAAAGATTGTTGAGCAATTTATAATCAAAAATAAGTTGGTTTGTTACGGTGGTACAGCTATAAATGCATTGTTACCACCAGATGACCAATTTTATGATATGACTGTTGAGCTACCTGACTATGATTTTTTTTCTCCCGAGGCATTAAAACATGCAAAAGAACTGGCTGATATATATTATAAAAAAGGATTTACCAATGTAGAAGCAAAGGCAGGGGTACATGCTGGCACATTTAAGGTATTTGTGGATTTTATACCAGTTGCAGATATAACCCAATATCCCGCTGAGTTATTCAAGACTGTAAAAAAGAGTTCTATTTCTGTGAAGGGGATAAGGTACTGTTCTCCTAATTATTTAAGAATGTTAATGTATCTAGAATTATCGAGACCAAAAGGAGACGTTTCCAGATGGGAAAAAGTTCTCAAGAGAATCGGACTCCTTAATAAAAATTATCCTTTGCGTGGAAAACATTGCGACTTTATTGAAATTCAAAGATTTTTTGACCCCGATCAATCTTTACCAGATGGAACAAAAGAGAAAATTTTCCATATAACAAGAGATTCTCTCATAAATCAAGGTGTTGTTTTTTTTGGCGCAATGGCATTACAGATGTATTTGCGATATCTCAAAAAGTTTAAATATCAAAAATTTAATAAAATACCAGATTTTGATGTTTTAGCAACAGATCCAAAAACAACTGCTGAAATACTAAAGGAGAGACTTAAACAAAGTGGGGTTAAAAAGGTTAGTATACGTGTAAGAAAAGGAATAGGGGAAATTATAGCTCCCCATTATGAAGTTTTGGTAAATAAAGAGACCATTGTTATAATTTACAAACCTTTAGCTTGTCACAGCTATAATGAAATAAAAATGAAGGGTAGAAAGGTAAAAATCGCGTCCATTGATACAATGCTTAGTTTATATTTAGCATTTACTTATGTTAACAAAAAATACTACGATCCAAATAGAATTATTTGTATGTCCGAGTTTTTATTTAAGGTACAACAATATAATAGGCTTGCGCAAAAGGGTCTCCTCAAAAGATTCAGTATAAATTGTTATGGTAGTCAAGAAACAATAGAGAAAATGCGAGAAGAAAAGGCTCATATGTTTGAAAAATTAAAAAACAAAAGAAACGGAAAGGAATGGGAATACTATTTTCTCAAATACAGTCCAGGTAAGATAAGGGAAAAAAAGGGTAAAAGAAAAACCAAGAGAAAAGATAAATCAAAACGGAAGAAACGTCGAACAAAAAAACGACGCGATAGATTTAGAGACCTTTTAGGTATTTAATTCATTATATCTGGTATATATATATATAATGAGTTTTGTTATCATAGTCATAACACTTACAATTCTATTCATGTTTTTTCAATATACGTCAAAAGAATATTTTCGCGGTGGAAGACGCGGTGGAAGACGCGGTGGAAGACGCGGTGGAAGACGCGGAGGAGGCTTTCGTAGAAGGGGGTTTAATCCCAATAGATACGTTAGAAGGCTTCGTCGGAGAAATAATTACTTTCCATATTGGAACAATGTAACAATGTGGCCATCATCTTGGTACCCATCATACACCCCATGCAATTGTAAAAGAGGATGTACGCCAGATGGTTGCGCATATCCAGGAAACGGTCCATATGACTGCGTTTGGGCATCCGATTGCAATTGTTGTTAAAAAATTGAAGTATTTTTGTGTTATTAATAGAATAAATAACAACGCAAAAAATAAGATATAACAATAATGGCTTGGTATGAACAAGGTGGACCGGGTGCAGAACATGTAAGGGATGCGTACCGAAAAAAGATTTTAAACACCCATTGTATCTTTGGTATCAACCAAAATGGTCCGGTACGAACGGAGCTTGAAATTTTGAGACTCTGTTTCTTAGATAATATATTGGAGAGGATAATAAACGGAAATGCTGGGGATTATGGCACCTTCTGTGGTTTTGCGACTTTTGGGTTATCCAGGGAATTAAAGATGCAAATAGAAACAGAAATTCATGCCGTCGTTGTGAAAATAAGAGATCAAACGAAAAATTATAAGGAAACCGTATGTAATGAAATTATTGATTTCGGCATGATGCCTCCAGTAGAACACACTGGGACTATTAACCCAGAGGATGACTTTAGACCATGCGCGCTACTTCAACGCGGCGGTGGTATTTATCTTGAGACCGCAATAAACTACTACTCACATAAACTACTACTCACTAAACTACTACTCACCAAAAAACTTCTGTAACAAAAAATATTACCCCGCCTGCACCCAGCTTTAGTTGGCCAAAATTATCAACTCCGTCAATTTTCAATTCTAAATTTCTAGCTAAATTTGTAAGACCAAATAAATTATTTTTTGTTAATAGATCTATTAACACTCCCTTAAAATAATCTAATAGATGATTGATATCTACAAACGTATCTACATCTATTTCTAATTCCCATCCTTGAAATACACCATCGTCTAGTTTAAAAATTTGATTTAATACCATTGAAAATATTTAATAATATGTATTTAAGTATTGGCGCTATTTACATATTATAAATGAATATGGCGCGCCCTACATGGGATGAGTATTTTAAATCCATCGTCCAAGTCTGTGCCACGAGATCTTCATGCGAAAGATTACATGTTGGGTGTCTCTTAGTTAAAGACAAACGTATTATTAGTCAAGGGTATAACGGTTTTTTACCAGGTTGTCCTCATGAATCTGTGGTTCGTGATAATCATGAACAAGCTACATTACATGCGGAACAGAATGCGTTGATGGATTGTGCAAAACGTGGTGTTAGTTGTAAGAACGCTACAGCTTTTGTAACACATTATCCTTGTATTATTTGTTGTCGTTTGTTATTGGCAGCAGGTATAGGAGAGATTAAATATATAGCAGATTACAAAAATGATGATTTGGTTCCTAGATTTTGCAAACAATGTAATGTTAGTTTAATTAAAATATAATTAAACAAATGAGGTATATTTATATAATGGCGTACGATTATTCAGCTAAAATCATTGTTTTGGGTGACGCGTTCACTGGTAAAACATCACTTATTCAATCAATTGTTCACAAAACATTTACACCAGAGGAAGCAGCGCCGACTATTGGCGTTGAATATGAAGGTATCATTGTATCGCTGGGGAATAAAAAAATAAAGGCCATGGTTTGGGACACGGCTGGTCAAGAATCTTTCAGATCATTAATTGCTGGATATTATAGACAATGTGCAGGGGTCATTATTGTTTTTGATGTAACAGAAAAGAAGAGTTTTGATAATTTAAATTTTTGGATAAAGGAGGTCAAAGAGAAAAATGAAGGAAGGGACGTATCTATATTAATTCTTGCTAATAAAGTTGATAAAACAGATTCCAGGTTGATTTCGCGGAGAATGATTGAATCGTTCTGTGAAAGAAAAGGCATACAGTTTTTAGAAACAAGCGCAAGAAAATGTAGTAATACTGATCAAATATTCCAGATTTTATTGAATAATATCATGATTAATAATATGATATCTGTCAAAGAGAATAGCGGTGTGAAATTAATTGATTTTGAATCGGATAATATTAAACCGCGTGATAAAATTTACTGCCCTTCTTGTTTTTAATACTTTAAAGTTCGCTGGCGTAATTTGTTAACTTCATTATAGCATAGAATGTAATACCGAATAATATAGTTTTTGTTAAATATCCACCCATTGACATATTCCCATCCTTAAGGAAAAGTGTTGGAAAGAATCCAATCAACTTCTTTTGAACAAAAGGGAGTTGGAAAATAAAGAATAAAACCATGATTAAAATAGGGAGTTGGAATTCATCATATATAACATCTAAACGATCATTTTGTTCTTCCTTTGTTCTATTTCTCTCCATCATTGAATTATAAGTATCTTGTTCTTCGATATAACCCTTTTTATCTGAATTTGGAAGATAATTGGCCTTAACCTGTTCATCTTGTATAATGTTAGCCGAATTCATCGGAACATCTCTAGACGGCAATTGCGTCATTCCTTGAGATTCCGCGCGCTGAATGCCCGTCAGGACATTATTAAGTGAATTTGGGTCTACTGCGCTCGGGGCAAACGGTATTGATGCAGGTGCCATCTCTGCGTTAATAGGGTGTTTTGTGTTTGTTTGTTGTACCGGAATTTGTTCAGTTATACCAAGTTTAACATTGCCACTACTTGGCCCGGGAAGAGATGCGATACTTGTAGAATCGGTCATATAATATTCAATAACATTAGTTAGAATTAAAGATTACGCAAACTGTAATGTTTTTCTTGTTGGATTGCATTTCTGTCCATGTTCCTTAAATACATAACATTTATCATCAAACTTGAATACTTGATTATTAATTTTATTCATAGCTGGCGCCTTGAAAACCAAACAAGATCTATCTTTACAAACACGTCTAAACACGGTTGCTATACCGAGACCCAATAGTATAGATATTATATATTTGCCAATATTGCTGTATATAAGACGACGAATATACATTGTATTATATAATATCTAAATATTTTAGTAATTTTACTTTTTTAACATTTGAACAGGGTATTCACGAAAATTTTTTTCGTCTGTTGGACACTTAACATGGTGCTTAGTAAACCCAAAACAAGTTCCACTTTCATCCTTATATTGAATCTGATTGAGATTTTCAGGAGTAGGGTAAACATATACCACATGTGGTCTTGGTAATGTTATATATGAAAGAAAAATACCAATACATAAACTAACAATGAATACGGGAACACTTATAAATTTCATTTATATATATAAATCCTTATTTTTTATTACTTATAATTTCAGGGTAGTCGAGAACGAATACCTCTTCGGAAATTGGTTTTTTTATATGAATCATATGATATTGCTTCTTTTTCTTAATAACCGTATTAACTCTAAATAGAGTTTTGCGTATAATATCAGCCGTTGGTTGTATACTATTAATATACATTTCAATGGCATCTCGCATTTTGGCCATTTTTGTATCTTGGCTTGAATCCAACTCGTATTCTTTTATTATTTCTCTGAAATTACTAATAAATCTCTCTAATCTAACCTGATTGGTAGCAGCTAAGGTTTGGCGAGATATTTTATCCGCGTCACCAACCCCATCAACTAATAAACCATCGCCTTCATTCATCTCTTTTGTAGATATCTTCTCTTGATCAGCCAAATTTTCGGACACTGTATTATTGGCAGCGATTAGGGATTTATATTGCTGTTTTAAACTAGAAAATGATTCTTCCATCTGATCTTCATTGATTAAACCGAAAAGAAGCAATAATTTTGTTTCTATTATCATGCGTTGAGATGTATTTAGGTCAACATTAATATCGTTTTCCAAATTTGAAAATAAGATAGATAATCCCAACTTAATATCAATATCTAAACCACAGGGTTTATTTCTATCCCCACACACAGCTTTTAGATTTCGGTCACTTGTTGTAAAAATAGTACCCACGTCTCTTTTACAATTCGCGCATTTTATTTTTATTTTAGCTATTTCCTCTTTCTTAGTTTGTAGATCAAGATCTTCTTTTTTAATAATTCTCATTTTAACGTTATTATATGCAATATCATATTGTCCTTTTAATTTATAAAAATTATCAATTGCCTGATCTACAGTTTGTTTTGAAACAGCCTTCCGTTTTTTAGATTTTGGAGTTAATTGTTCACCTATACTTTCTATACTACTCAATGAGTCGTTGCTTTCCTCGGTAGCCATTTTATATTTAAACCTTATAATAATTTTGATGTAATTTAACAAAATTGCTCTCAAATCTTGGCAATGAAGTTATGATATCATTATTTTCTTTTTGACGTTTTTCTCTAAAAGATTTTATTTTACCTAACATGTATTGTTGGGCCTGTAAATTTTTATTTTTAATTTCGTCTTCTGTTGGTTTATTGTTTTTTTTATAAATTAATAGTATTCCTAAAATGGCGATAAATATAAACAATAGTCCAAGATTTAAAAGTGTATTATAGAATAATGTTTTTTTATTGTTACAATTTTTCAAAGTTTGTTTAAGGAAATACAATACGCCCGGTTCTGTTAAACTTGGTTTATCAATATTATTCATAAACTATAGAAGTAAAATCAAAAAAAATATAATACATAAATTATATATATAATGAAACTCGCATATTCAATAACTTCATCAGTAGTTTTCTTTATAATAGCAACCTTTGCTTTCGTAACGATCAAATATGCAATGAGACCGGTTAAAGCACCAAAACCAGGCGAAGAAAATGTATCCGATAATTCTTGGATGGTTACAGCGGCTTATGTTTTTGTCACACTCATTGCGCAAATTGTTGCCAATTTCAGCAATGCTAAAATAATTTGCAAAGGTTCTTCACAAAGCTTCGGATTAATATTTTTATATACAATAATACCTTATTTCTTCATTCTTGGTACAGTAATGACTTTGGTAATTATATTTCCTGCCTGGTTAACCCCCTTTTCCAACACAATAGGATATGCATGCGTGTTACTACTTGGATTATCTACAACATTTAATAATTTATTAGCAACTGACGGATCCGGAAATGCATTATTAACAGAAATTTGTTCTGATAAGGCATTAATTATAAATGAAATGGATCAAAATAATTATTCCGATTTCATGAAAGAAATGGCTAGCTCAGGGAATTCTTCTAAACCCCAAACCTCCATGTTGAAAAAAGGATATTTAACCGAAGACCAAGACGATAACGGTAATGGTGGTCCTTATAATAAACTATACGGTCTTGTAATTCTTAAAAATCTTATTTCGGAAGGGTTATGGTATGCATTGGCTGGTAGTTTAGCAATATCAATTGCTAACAATGTTATTATTAATATACAATGCAGTTATGATATGAAAGAGATTGAATCTATGCATGAAGATATCAAAGCACAAGAAGAAAGGGCATATGCAGAATCTATTAAGAAAAAGCCTGCTTTATATACAAAACATACTTAATAATTTCTGCTAGACATATCTGAATAAAATCTAATTATTACATACGATAATATAGCCATAATAAGTGCGATAAGCCAAATTGGGATAATGGTTTTTTCTTTGTATCCAATTCCAAACTTTCTAATATGTCCATTTTTTTTATATAAAAATGACGGGGAATAGTGCTGTAGTGATATAAATGTAATAATAAATAATAGAATTGATAAAGATACAGTATGCTTTTTTGCAAATGAACTATACATTGAACTATATATAGATTATTTTAGAAATTATTATTTTTAAATCCTGATAGCCATTTTTGTAACTCTGTGATTTTTATTTTTAAATAAAATTATATCAGCCCTTTCCTTAAAAGGTAATATAAATTTTTCCAAATTAACTTTATTGATATCATTCCATATTTTAACACCCCATTTCTTAAACTTCCTATTATTTTTTTTTGTTAAATTGCGTTTTATACCCTTCTTCTTCCAATGCGTTTTCTTTTTTTCTAATCTCTCCAAAAACCAATGTTTAATTGCTTTCTCGTGAGCATCAATATATATCGATAAATCAATATAATCGGATAATATTACCCTCATCTTATTTGCTGTTATTAGATTATTAGTTTGTAAAATGTTAATCCCTTCTAAAATAACAATATCTATTCCTACAGGTATGGTATTTCTTTTTTTTGAAATATCAGATATTGATTGATCGTAAATAGGGACCTTAACAGATTTATTTTGTTTGATTGCAATAATTACTTTTTTAAGGGCAATCATATCATAACTTTCCGGAAACCCCTTTCTATGCATGATGCCCATTTTTTCTAATTTTTTATTTGGAAATATGAAATTGTCTGTACTAAGAACTATCGTTTTAACATTACAATTTTTGTTTAACTGTTCCGAACACTTATCCGAAATATAACTTTTCCCACTAGAAACGCTACCATTGAATCCAATTATATATGGTGACTTTTTTTTGGTAAATACCCTTATACCTGCATTATATATCTCATAATGATAAAGAAGCAAGTCCGTAAATCTGGCTATAAAGGTATTATTTGTTTTACACTTTGTTTCATTTATATTTGGTATTTTCATAAATTTACTTGTATTTATATTTATGAAACTCATACTTATATTAATAAGATATATTAATCCCAATCTGTTCAATGATTAATATCCAACCGCGTCACCATCTCTTTCCCCAAAATCATCATCCTCCCCAAGTGCCATCATATCATTATTCATTTCCCGTTGAATTCTATCATCAATTAATTGTCCCTCCAAATGTTCCATCCTGTATATATCACGCGTTCTCTCCGTAACCCCATCCATGCGGTTGATTCTTAACTCATCTAACGCATCTGTCTCTAATTCTCGCCTTTCTTTATCATATTGATTTTCATCATAAATATATAATGCACGCGTTTGACCGACTCCCCATTTTCCCAATCTATGCTCTTTCATAAGATCCTCGACCCGTCTTTCATCTACAGAAAGGTCGCCTAGTCTTTTTGTAATTTTTGCCTTTTCCTTTTCCTTTGATTTTAATACATCTTGATTAATTTGATAATTGGAAATATTAATTTCATTCTTATCTCTCTCCATGATTAAAAGATAGCTATTCAATAAATTCCCTACTAAATTAGTTGTTTCCATATTTCTTCCTTCTATAATTTGATCGGCAATTGTAGATTCTCTACCATCACTCAAAGAAGTATTGAAAACTCCCAATGATTGGTTATCACGGAGAGATATACTTCTAGTTTTAGAAATGTACATATTGATAGAATATAGTGTTAAATATTTCATAATTTTTTTGATAATTGGACCATTTAATATTGTCGCGACTCTTGGTTCTCCAGAAACCAATCTAACATCTGCGAAAAATGGAAATATTTTTAAAAGCATCACTATGACATCCGTCTCAGGGGCTTCCATTACATTTACAAGAATTGCTTTGATAACTGAATTGCCGTAAAAGGTTTTTAATGTACTATATTCTTCTTTTATAATTTTTTGTATATCTTTAACATGGGTATTGCTTAGCTTTTGACTACCAGTTTTCCAATGGATTGGGATAGGCGGGGTATCAAAACTAACCATATTATGAATAATTGTAGGGAATATCTTCAGTATGTTTAATATTGCAGTAGTGCTCCAATCTGCATACGTAACAGCTGTTTCATCTTCTTTGCTCATGTATATATTTTCACCCCTTAGTTTCCAATTATCAATATCAGCGATAAAATAATCCATATCTATCCCACCACCATCTGATCGTAAAAATGTTGAAATATCAGCCATTAGGCTATTAATGTTTCTATTTAAAAATGATTCAAATTCCCCTATAACCTCCATTTCATCTTTATCCGACTCGCGCAAAACGTCATATCTGTCAAACAATGATTCCAAACTATTCATAAAATTTATCAAATCAGTACCTTTCAATATTCTCAAAACGAAATCGTTTTTGATATAATTCTCTAGAATAGCGCGCGGAGAATAAATGGTTGTACCCAAATCAATATCTAGTATATTATCTTTATTAACAATATCCATAAGAGCTAAGAAGGATTGTGTTGAAAAAACTCTATCTTCCGATTCCAATATACTTATTTTTTTACTAATATCGTCTGTATTTTTGAAATTACTTGAGTTTTTACCACATATCATTTGAATACGACTGCCGAGTATTTTACCTGTATTAAAATAGCAAAAACGAATAAATGCTCTATAAATGGTCTCTTTGGAGAAAATATTTGGAACGGATGGATATAGCAACTTTGTGTTGGTCGGATCATACAAAAAAGATGGAATTGTTAAATTTTGAACACTATTATACAAATCTTCGAGGTTGTTTACAATTTCATTTGTACGTAAAATACCATTTTCCTTTTCCTCAAAATATAATACGGTATTTTTATTACCATCGTTACAACATGCATTTTCAATCAAAAGTTCATTGTTGATATTTTCTAACAATAAAACAGATTTATTTACGGCTCTTTGTATCATTTCCTGTATCTGAAGTGAAAACAAGGTTATTTTCCCGTATAAGGTTGCCATTCTTGTAAACTGTTCCGGGCTTCCACTCTTTATCTCCCCTGTTAAACCAGCGCGAAATGTTGGACCAATATTAGATAAACCCACTATTTTGATTGGGTGAAGTGGTGGTAAAAATGTTATCCAGTTCCGAACATCAAACTCTTTTGGTATATATGCATCAGGGTCTTCATCATCGTCATAGGCGCGTTTTGCCTTTATTTTATCTTGGATTATGATTTTTGTCAATAACTCTTTATCTATTAATGATTTCATTTTATGCATGAATTTTTTAAGAGTCTCTACAGCACCACTTCTTGTTAATTTTGGTAGCCTTTGCCAAGGTCGCGTCCTTGATCTTAAACGCAATGCAACACAAGCAATATATTTTAAAGATTCATAATCGCCATCACCGTCAACAGGGTAACCGACAAATGATCGCGGACCACAGCCTTTAAATGTTTTTGAGGTTTTAATAGATGGCATCATTGTCTGTGAAACTACCAAATAATAAGCAATAGTCATTAATAGTAATGCTTCATCATGAATATCCAGGTAATTACCACGTCGTCTCTCCTCTTCAAAAGCTTTTTGTGATGGTAAATATGTATCTAACGCACCTTCCACATTGTGTACTATAAAATCAATCTCGGAACCTATATTTATATCAAGTTGTTTATTTAATGTGGTTATAACATTTCTAATCATGATACCATCTTTTGATCGTAGAGTTTCTGTAGGTTTGAATGACATATTTATTAGAATATCGCCAATGTCTTGATTTACAAGAGCCCTGGACACAATTTTATATCCAGTTTCATCATATCCTTCACTTTCATCAAATTCCAACAGTCTAATTAAATATCCAGAATGCTTATCAACAATCTTATCGCCGTCGCCACTCACTTCTCCCCTTGATGCGACTATTCTTGCTAATTCGCTTTCATAACTCTGTGAAAAGAAGGAATTGGCCAACGATTCGTAAAAAGTTGGTAATAATTTGATATCAGTATCCGCGCAATAAAACCAGTTTTCATTTTCCCCCGCTATTGGTTGAGCTGGTCGACATACCTTATTTATAAATTTAAGTATATCTGTCTGTTTTGATACAAAATCTTCTTGTGATAATATTAAATCGCGTAATAAAGCGTGGGGTGAATTCTCAGTTACACGATCGCCGAGCCCAATTCCCATTATTTTTTTCATTATGTCATACTTCAATCTATCTTCTGATTGCAATTTAATCAATCTGGTTACAACATTCATGTTGTAAGCTAAATCTTTTGTGAGTTCTTCCAAAAGTGCTCTATTGCCCAATCTAACTGTATTATCAAATTGTTCTAACATGTCTTCAATTAATTGTTTTTTGATTTTCTGTTTATTGATAACAATATCGCCGCAATCATTATTAATACTTAGGCATCTTTTCTTAAGATTACAAAAAGTTGACCTGGATGGGGACTCTCCGTCCATATCAGGAACAGCAATCCAAGTATTATTATCATCTCTTACATAATAAATACTTTCGTTATCAGAATTAACAATATATGCATAATCTCCTTCTGTAACGCGTCGTTTTTTCAATATTATTGCAGCCGCTTCTTGAGCAGCGGTCCGTGAATCTAATCCAACGACGCCTTCTAAGTGTTGAATCAAAAATTTATTAAAATCGTCAGAAGATAAATTGGCTTGTTGTGCATCAAACTCATTAATAATATCATATCGCGTTTCATCATATTTATCATCAAAATATACCTCGGTTGTACCGTCATCTCCTCTTAAATCATCAATATCTAAATAAAATTTAGCCAAAACAAAATTTTTACAACTTTCTGCAATATTTTCCGACCCTTCGGAATCTCCTGTAGGATTACCCGTCTCAGCCAATTCGGTTTTTATAAGTTGTTCAATATCCTGAGTAACAAATAATTCTATATCCTCAAGAGCAAGAGCATTCATAAATAAAACTCCATTATCAACAACGAGTAGTTTTTTAATAAATTCACACGTGCTTGCCGTTTTAATGTCATATTTATTTGTTATATCTTTACCAGTTACAATTTGATCGTCAGTCTTTTCTATTTTTAAAACGCCGAACAGGTAAGAATTTTTAAAATTTATATTTGTTTCATATTTAAAATTCACATATTCTATGAATTTTTGTCTATTTCCTGCTAACATTTTCTTTAATGTTAAAATCTCATCAACCATATATCTAACAATGGTTTCGTATTGTTTGAATGAAATATCATCGGGAAAAACTAAAAACGGTTGTAAATATTCTATAATTGAAAGATAAGATGTAGTATTTACAATGAATTTTTTAATCAAATTAAACAAGTCTCTTGTTCTAGGAATAATTTTATTTAAATATTTTTTAAATGTTGTATTTCCTCTATCATCTATAGACCCCGAATCTTCAAAAATGTAACCTTCTATATCCTTTAAATATTCAGTTCTATCTAGAGGCTCTTTTGAATCTAAATTATCCTGTTCAATAATATTAGATTTATATTTTGTAGTATTATTCAAAAACTTTCTGTATGTAAATGGTATTTTATTGAGTATAGCGCGTTTATAAACCGATGTTGTTGGTAAATTTATTTGCGAATATCTCATGACAGATTCTGGTAATGTCAATGTTCCAAGTATAGACATGGTATCATTTGGAGTGACTTGTATTCTATCTGTATTCAGAGATGGTTGTCTGATATCTTTTGGTTTAATTTCTGTTAATCCTCTTTCGTATCTTGACATCAAAAACTTACTTTTTTCCATATGGATACCCGAAACTTTACTTGATCTTATTGGTATTCGTTCTACTTCAGATGCTTTTCCTGGCAAACTTCCACATAAAGCAATGGATTGCATATCAAGGTCATTATTTAATATAACGTTTAATCCTGTCTGAGTTTCTTTATTTATAATAACATTTGACATGACACTTGGTTCGCGAAATGGTGTTAAATATGGATTGAGTTCTCGATATTTGAAAATATACTTGTTTTGTCCATCTGGTACAATATTTCCTTTATATTGTTGATTTATATCATATATCCCTTCTTGTGCCTCTGCCAAAGTTGTTTCTGTAATCCCCGAATCCACGTCTTCAACATCTATTTCAAAATTATACAAGACTTTGTTATTCTTAACAATTGGAAGGATCCATGTTAGTTTCATATTTAAATCACTCATTGCCTTGGCAAGAGGTTTATAATCGGAACCTTTTGTATCGGGCATCCCGACCTCGCCATCACGCGATGTTTTAGAAAATATTGTTCTTAGTTGTTGATATCGTTCAATCATTGTATGAAGTGAATTAAATACATTTTTTGTTCTTTCTTTTGCAGGTATTGTAGATAAAAGATCATTTAATAAATCATTTGACTGATTTTCTATACTATATCTTCTTTCTGATTCAGGTACATCTATAAGAATATCAATTTCCTCCAACTTCTCTCCAAAAACCACTTCATCCGCAGAAAATAGTTGCGCCTTTCTCTCTTGTGGTACATCAATTGCCGATTCAACTGCTGGTGATGTGTCGTCATCCGCTTCAAATATATCTCCCATGTCAGGAGAGATGGGTGGTGTTTGTGGAAAGTCTATTTCTTCCGATGTGGATGTTGGAATTTCTGCATCCGATTTCTCTTCAATGGGTGATAAAATTTCCTCTGGATCTCTTTCTGGTGGAGTAAATGGTCTAATAGATTCAATAGGCAAATCTTTTGGTATTCCTTTATATGCAAAATCAATATAGATTTTTTCATTATTGGGCCATAAAGATATTTCAATCATATCTTCTTCTAAACTTGTTATATTTCCATTAAGCGTTGTCGGAACATCTCCTCCTAACTGAACGGTTATCCATTTTCCTTTTGTTAAATCATTTTGTCTTGCGTAACCAGACTCAGGATCTCTACTTAATATTTCAATCTGTTCTATAGATTCATCGCTAAGTTGTCCATCATTAATCGTCAATGTTAATTTTTCACTATTATCGATATCAATAAGATCTGTTATTGTATCATCTAAATATTGAATAAAAAAATTTTTATTATTGATTTTGCTGTTGTCGGGAGCAATGATTTTAATTATATCTCCTAATTCTAATAATAATTTAGAGGATTTTCCGGGTTGTGATGACATTACCTTATACTTACTGCAGAAATTATCTTACAAGATTCATCCACGAATAAATTGAATTGTAAAGAAAGTTAAAGATAAGACATCATCTTCTGTCATATGTTCAATCTAAATACTCATGCTGATATCGCAAAAGTTACAACGGACCCATGTTATGCGAAATCTAAAAATCTAAAAGTTAAAGAGTGGAGGAGGGATTCAGTCAAGTTGCAAGAATTGGAGAACGACTTGAGAAAAATAGCGAGCGATGACCCTAATTGGAGAGAAAAGGTGAATAATTTTAAGAGAGAAATAAGCGCAGAAAAGAATAGTATAACTCGTTACATTATTAAGTATGATAAACGTAGTATAAATGTGGAGAACCAAAACACTCTTGGTCTATTTCGTTCCGTCATCACCTCTGGAAATAATATTCTATCTTTTGCGCCACCAAAATCACTATCCTTTGATAAATTTGATGAAACCTCTGCGGAAGAGAATCGTGAATACCAAGAGTTTATAGAAGGTACAATGATTAATCTTTATTTTGATCCTTATTCCAATGATTGGGAAATTGCTACGCGTAGCAATATTGGTGCTCGTTGTAAATTCTTTAATTCTGATAAAACCTTTCGGAAGATGTTTTTAGAAGCATTTACAAAACAGAATCTTGAATTTAATAATTTTGATAAACAATATTGTTATTCATTTGTTCTCCAGCATCCCGAAAATAGGATAGTGGTCCCATTTGCCACACCAAAAATAATACTGACCAAGATTTATGATTGTCAAGACAATTCTATCCGGGAAATACCATGTGATAATTGTAAACTAAATATCCAACATGTTAATAAACTTAATGTTTCTGGGAATGAATACAATGATCTAAATCTAAAAAAGATACATGAAATGTTTTCGCAATCTGAAGTGAAAGATTATACATGTCAAGGCGCGGTAATTTGTGATAAAAAACTTGGAATTAGATATAAGGTTAGAAACCCTAATTACGAGTACGTACGAAATTTAAAGGGAAATAACCCAAAGTTGCAATATCAATATTATTGTTTGAGACAATCGGATAAGGTGAAAGAATATTTGAAATTTTATCCAGAAGATGGTATTAAACTTGGCGAATATCGCAAACAATTGCATATCTGGACAGGAACACTTCATCAAAACTATTTTCGTTGTTATATCAATAAAGAAAAACCACTCCGAGATTTCCCATTTGAATATCGTTCACATATGTACAAGTTGCACGAGCATTATAAAAACAAATTGAGGGAAACGGGTGGAGCTGTAACACGAAAGGTTGTTATCGAATATGTTAATAACCTCCCCCCACAACATTTGATGTCTTCAGTAAATTACCCATTGCGTCACGTGGAAAAGGCTGCGACTGTTGAAGAATTGCAGGATGCCCTCGCCACGGTTTAAATATCTTTATGTAAAAAAAATACAAAAAGATATAAAATAATTTTTATTGATTTTTATTGGATTTTTATTGGATTTTTATTATTTAAATTCATCAGCAATGCCATTATATATATCTATAGCTGTTTTGCAAACATCAGTTAGCATAGCGGAAATTTCGCCACTATGTTCGGATTTTTCAGAAGGATTTATAAATGCAATTCTTATTGTACTATGTGAATCATGGGGATGATCCTTACGAAATCCAATATAAGATAATACTGCGCCACTACCTCCTTTATAAAATTTATCATGCAATAAGAATTCCAAAACTTTTCCACATGTATAACCGATATCAACCAACTTTAAATCATAAGAGTTTTCAATAGTAGACCTACTCTCTTGTTGTATAACGCTGGAAATTTTATCAGGTGCAAATTTATCTAAAAGTTTAATAAATTTATTTGACAAAATAATACAAGCATTTTTAACAATTGCTGAATTTTCAAATACACCCAGAGTTTGAATTTTGAAATCAAAACTGTCATCTTTATATATTCTTCCTGCTTCATGATTGTACCAATCACTTTTTGTCATAGCTAAATCTGATGGAGCCAAAAGTGTTTTTGCATGTTCTTGCCAAGCATTATCTTGTCTAATTTTATCAGGAGTATTTCGGTATGAACAACACGATGCAACATTGAATGACCCATCTTCGGATGCTGTATGTAAAGACATTTTGGCATGAATTTCTAGAGACTCTCCGGGAACCTCATTTGATATTCTAGGTCGCAACCTAGCTAGTAATATATAATCACCTGTAATGGGATCTGTTGGAAATATTTTTCGCACAACTGTATCTGAAAGGAACTTATCACTTTTTGTATTTTTAATTTTAAAATCTTCAGTGGTAACATAGATAATATCATGTCCGTCATTTTGTTTATCAATTATAATCTCTAATTCATCATAAGGTTGGTCGTGAGTAACGCCATGAATAGGAATACAAGACAATCGTTGTTTAAGAATCTCGTTATTAAAACGTGACGTATTGGTGATTATTTTAGCCTGATTTTCTTTATCAGGAAATGTCTTAATGGCTAGTGTAGGGATATCCGATAAAATAGTTCGGCGCATACCATTTGCAAAACTAACGTTTAAATTTTCAATAGTAAAATACAGTTCCCCATCCTCTTCCTCTTTCTTACTTACGTATAATGCAGCTTTAGCTGATGTTTTTGGTGATACACTCATTTTATATAAATCTAGAGATAAATATTTATTAAATCAATTTTTTAATGTTTAATATTCGTTCTGTTTATATTAGAAATGAATTGACTATTATATATATAATGAGTGCGATACTCTATTACAGTAACTTTTGTGGACATTGTAAAGAATTGTTATATAAATTATCAAGAACAGAATTAAAGAATGAGTTGCATTTCGTATGCATCGATAAAAGAATTAAACAAAAAGACGGTTCTGTGCACATAACTCTTGAAAACGGCGAATTGCTATTATTGCCACCTAATATTAAAAAGGTACCATCAATTCTTTTACTGCATCACGGCAATCGTGTTTTAGATGGATTGGGGGAAATACAAAATTATTTATCACCAAAAGAAAAAAAAATAAATAATGTAGCCACTAAAGCAAATGGTGAACCTTTAGCATTTTCAATGAACGAAATGGGGTCAGGTCTATCTGACAATTATTCGTATTTAGACATGAGTGCAGAAGATCTTTCAGCGAAAGGAAGTGGTGGATTAAGAATGATGCATAGTTATACAACTCTAGTTGGAAATGAAACGATTGCCACGCCTCCTGAAGATTATGTGTCCAATAAAGTGGGAAGCGTTGATCTTGGAAAACTACAAGAACAAAGGAATCAAGATATATCACAAAATAAATAAAAATAATATTAAAAACAATTATCAATATTTAATAAGAAATGAGTATTCTAAAAGTTTTCAATAGCCAGTTTAATGAGTTTTTAAATGACATTCATAACGTCTTTCCAGATGATGCGAATGTAAAAACTGCAAAGTTTTACTTAAACAAGGTTACAAAAGTAAATCCGTCTTTAAGTATCAAAGCTTGGTATGAATATGTCACTAAACCATATAATAACGAAATAAAGACTGGGGACTTTAGTTTTTTTTTATCAAAGGATTACAAGGCTGATCTTGGTACATCCGATAATTACGATTCAGATAGTATCATAGGAGCCATTCAAATGATAAAGGAAAAGGCACAATTGATGTCTTATGATAACAAGGATAAGACAATCAAATACATTCAAAATCTTAGTAAACTAAGCGATATGTATAGAAATGCCTGAATGTGATAAATAACATCTATTTTATTAAATATTTTTTTAATTTAAAAGCATATTTAATATTAATATATAATGGCTGAAAATGAAAATCCGAAAGAAGATGCAACCACTGAAATTCCAGGTGAGTTTTTGAAAATCACGAAAGATTTTTTTTCTGACATGTTAACAACCTTTCCAGAATATAAGGATTTATTGGAACCCGTCCTAAACGATATTAATTCTGATAAATGCGGCAGTGAAAATGTTAAAAAACATTTCAAATATTGCAAGGATTTTTTCCCTGCTAGATTTTTTGACCTACTTTATCAAAACAATGATATTTTCACTAATGATGAAATAGATACTCATTTCATTGCTGGTATTAATTTTGACGAAGTGTGGAAACAAGACATCACCGAGAAAACCAGGACAATCGTTTGGAAATATCTTCAACTAATTTGTTTTGCTGTAATAAACAATCAAAGCGATTGTGATACTTTTGGAGAGACAGCGTCTCTTTTTGAAGCTATAAACGAGGATGAATTAAAATCCAAATTAACAGAGACTATGGAGCAAATGGCTGGAATTTTTGACATGTCTGGAAATTCTGATTTTCAGATGCCGGAAGGCATGGACGCGGCGGGAATTAAAAAGGACGACTTACCAAATCCAGAGGATCTACATGATCATATAAATGGTTTATTGGATGGTAAATTGGGTAGATTGGCAGCAGAAATAACAGAAGAGACCATGAAAGATTTCGAAGACATTGAAGGTGTAAATAATATCAATGACGTGTTTAAAGTGTTATTTAAGGATCCTGGAAGGTTAATGAAAATGATCAAAAAAATTGGCGGAAACCTAGATGCCAAGTTAAAGTCTGGTGAAATTAAGGAGAGCGAACTAATGGAAGAAGCTAGCGAATTAATGGAAAAGCTAAAATCAATGCCCGGAATGGGCAATATGCAAAAAATGATGGCAGAAATGGGTTTACCAATGGGTGGAAAAAATAGCAAAGTTAACATGGGGGAATTTCAAGGCCAAATGAAAAGAAATATTGGAAAAGCTAAAACAAAAGAAAGACTTAGAAGGAAATTGGCAGAAAGAAAGGCTGTTCAGGCAGCTAAAGTCGGACCATCCACTGTATTGACTTCTGAACAACAAATAGAACTATTAAAAAAACAATTAGAGGAGGCCCGGGCAGGGAATGCAGAAGAGAAACCAAAGAATAGAAAAAAGAAAAGAAGGAAGGGTAAGAAACGTAAATAAGTATTTGTATAATAAAAAATAACTTAGAATATATATATATATCAATGCCACACACATTTTGGTTAAACAATCCATCAGTATTGCTTGATAAAGACCATCTTACGGAAATTTGGCCTGAAAAATCAGATAGTATAGAATCAAAATTAAATGCATTTACACGCCTTGTCGTTATACTGACAATTGTAGGTTTTGTTTTAACGGGATCGGTAAAAGTACTGGTTAGTGCGATTATTACGATTGTAATTATAGCAATTCTTTATAAAACACGCAAACACAATGATGTTAAAAAAGAACTAAATAGGAAGATAGTTAAGGAAGGTTATACGAATCGTACTTTATATAAAAAAACAAAACAAGCCTTTACAAATCCAACAAAGAAGAATCCAATGATGAATGTTCTGCTTCCAGAAATAAAATATAATCCCAAACGAAAAGCCGCCGCGCCTGCATTTAATCCTGTAGTTGAGGAAAAAATCAACACAAGCGCAGGAAATGTCGGTCCTGATCCAAGACTTTTTTTAGATTTAGGAGATAGTATTAATTTTGAACAGGGTATGCAAAGATTTTATACTACAGCCAATTCAAGAGTGGCTAACGACCAAACGGCGTTTGCCAAATTCTGCTATGGTGATATGCCATCATGCAAAGATGGTGACGGGCTCCAATGTGTTAAAGATAATAAAAGATGGATTAATTATTAAATAAAAATAATCTTAACTATAATTATATAGAGATGACCAGTTTATATAATTACAAATTTGATAATCAAACCCGGATTGGTAGTGATACATGTGGTATTACTGCCAGAGAAGGACAAAATAATGCAATGGGTTCTTATAATACGACCAACTACTTTCTTAACTGGTGTGGAATGAAAAAACCTATTGGATTCGCCACACAACAGCCAAACATGTTTTATAATGGCGGTTTCGGACCTTGTGGGGCAGGAGGTTGCAATATAACAAGTGACTCTAAATTAAAAATCGGATCTTTGCAAACTCATCCCAAATGCAAAATAAGTCTCCAACAAAGACCTTTCGCCACCGTTCCGTATCTCGGTCGAGGTCCACCGCGCCCAATCCTTGAGGCGCGGTTGCAGCAAGGGGCGATGATCAATGATCTTAAATCTTGTAAAACTGTAACTGAGAAATCATTTAACGATTATAGTATGACTCCTTTATTACCAAGTGTACAGGCTACCATTCAAAACCCGCATAATTTAGTTGAAGGGGTTGCTGCTGCAGGATGGATTAGAGGAGGTCTACCAAGTCGCGAATTAACGCGCGATCAAGATTTTTTGGAGAGACATACTCATCAATAAATATTTAAATACATAAGAATAATTATTTAGTATAATGTATAATTATTCTGTAAATCTGACATATAGAAATGAAAATGATACTATATACCGCAGGGAACTGCTTTCTTGTTTAAATATGAGCGAATATGATAACGATGATGTCAATAAAAAAATAGACTTATTATACGATATATTTAAAGAACATTTTAATGACATGTTGTCTTTCATCAAGAACAATCACCCTTATTCTGGTATAATTCCTTTTGATGATAAATCGTGTTTTATGTTTCTTTTTGCCTGGGAATATTTTTATGAAACACATCAATTACTTGTTGAAATACATAACAAAGGAAAAGATATCGCAGATAAGAAGACTATTTTATTTAACAAGATAAAATTAGAAAATAAAAAATAATATGTTATATTAATAATGACGGATACTAGTCTTAAAAATTCAAGAACATCATATTGTCTTCATCAACGTGGGTTGGAACAACAATTTAGTCATAATTTATGGAAATATAAATGTATTTCGGCAAATACAGCATTTCCGTGTGTTGGAATAAATATGCCAATGATGACAAATGGGTATAATAATCAAATTCTCTCCCAAAATGCCCCAGATATAGAAAGTGCATTGTTTGGAATCGGATCTTCAAATTTAGTAAAACCAAAAGCGGTTGTAATACCAGAACTTAAATGTACCAATAATATCAAGTTTTTCAATCGCCTAGAAACCTTTTTACCCGAACCACTTGTAATTCACAAGCACCAGCGCCCAATTGGTCCTTTTTCGTAATATATAAATAACAATATATTTGGTTAATATATATTGTTATGTTATCTGTCTGTAAAAGTTACGAATGTTCGGCAGGGTGCGGCGATGACCATGGCGAAGTTGGACCGATTGGTCCAACTGGTCCAACTGGTTCCAGAGGTTCAACCGGTGCCACAGGCGCAACAGGTTCAACCGGTGCCCGGGGATATAATGCAAACTATATGCGATGGGAATCTGCTCCCAGCTCTTCCGTTGCCAACTATAAAAAGTTCAGATTCCAGCCAGCATTAAATAAGATATCTATTAATAGAAAAGATTATGAAGGCAACGATATGTTAAAATGGTTGGAATATGGTAAAGTTGGTGATATTATATCCGTAATTGATATTAATACACCTACAAATATTGGATATTTTACACTAGAAACACCGTTCAACGTTTCTACTGCCACAGGCCAAGTAAATATTTACGAAGCGGTTGTAACTCATATAACAGGTCCTATTGACGGAAACACCAACTTACCTGCCGGTTTAATTTATGGTATTAGTAATATTCTCGGTTCAGCCGGCGCGGCTGGACCTCAATGGTCTGTTCAATATAATCAAGGAATAACAGGAGGCTTTGCCGGTAACAACGTCTTTCGGTTTGTCCCAACCGGTTCGGATATAACACTGAATAATGGATATCAATTAACAACTACCGGAAATGGTTTATTTTTAGGAAATGGATATTTACCAGCGGGTATCACGGGGAATGAGAATAATATATTTAGTTTCACATCACACAATGCACAAAACAACTACACCTCAGATAATAACATACAATTTGATTCGGGTGGTGTTAATTTCATTATGAACGGAGATCCTGCAAACAATACCCCAGGGCCGTCGGGACCAGAATTTCGCGTAGAAAGTAATGATGATTTCTCAACATTTACTCCGACAAATAAGGAAAGAATTACATTACAAACTCTTGATGGTGATATTCTTGTAAAATCAAGACGCACAACAAGTCAGGCTGGGATAGGAAATATTAAGCTAACAACCAATGAAGGTGGAATTGATATTATATCAAGTGGCGGATTATCAACATCTTCGTCTGGAGGAAGTATTAATATAGCAACCAAAAAAAATTCTATAAACTTAAATATGTTAGCATCAGGACCGACTCCGAAACAAGGTATACATCTCGGTGTAACTGGTACAAGTAGCTATCAAGATAATGCCGTTATAAATTTAGAAACATGGCGTTCTCCAGGGGCTTCACAATCAGTAAGGGGTGGAAAAATTACTGTAAAAGCCGATTGTAATGATATCTTGATTCAAACTAAAAGTTATGCATCATATGTTGGCCAACAAGGAGATATTATATTACAATCGGATAAAGGTGAAATTCAATTATCATCTTCAAAAACGATAGTAAATGGTATAACAGGTCAACTTTATGGAGAATTGACGGTTATTAATAATAATACAAGTGTTGGTATAGAATTGATTGGTGCCACTGCTTCTACTACATCAAATTCTACTATTAATATAGGAACAGGTAATAGCAATTATGGTGAACTTAATTTTAAGAACAATGTTAATGCACCTAAGTCTGTTATGACGTTGAAATCATATGAAGTGGTCGGTTTAACTGGGGCAGGAAGAATTACTCTCGGAGTTGGCACTACAAATCCTGTTACAACAATCATTCTCGACGGGGCAACGGGTTATATAAAAGCAAATGAGATTGAAGTTAATAAAATTACAGCATTGGATATAACAGCAAAAAGAAATCTTAAAGGAAAACATATCATTGCGCAAGGTCCGACAGGGGAAGAAGGCACTTTTGTAGTAATGGGTCCAACTGGTCTGGGGAAACCAATATTTGAAATAGATGGTGGTAAAAATGGTTATACTACTACTATAGGTGCAACCGGAGGTCCGCAGATTTTCATGGGAGTTACAGGCGCTAAAGCCGCAATATCAATAGGAACTACATTAAATGCACCAATGGTAAAAATTGAGACCAGTGGAACAATTGGGAACGGTATTGTTGATCTTAAAGTTCCGTTAAAACCATGGTCTGCTTCCACCGGCACCCTCACTGGCACCTTTACAGGACTACCCCCTGGTACTATTGGAGTATCTACTACTAATAAGAGTCTAATGTACGTATCCCAGGATGGCGTCACTGGACAAGCTGAAGAAATAGCAATTGCTAAAAATCATACAACACAAATCGCTTCGGGGAGTTTTGATGTTTTATGCGGGGGTGCTGCTGCCCAACCGGCTACCAAGAACTTTATTCTTATAGGAGAAGTTAAAAATAATGGCGGTGCATCTTTTGCAAATATATGCGCAATGGGACCACTTACCTTTCCACGAATTGGATTAGGAAACCAGCCATCCTATGCGCTCAACGGAGCAAAACAATATCTTAAAATTTCATCACAGTTTTTTACTACACCTTCAAACCAAACCGGTGGGTTATTTTTATGGGCAAGATATATATTATATAGGAAAGGGAATGGTCAGGTGTCAAATCCTTTACCCGAGCCAAAAGAGCCAGGTAATTCCAGTGGTAGCGTCACGCAAGGTTCAAATGGAAACTGTCCAACTCTGACATCAGGAGATCGTTGGTATACTCTACAATCTGACCCCATTTCCAATCCAACAGCAGTTAACATAACGCCACCGGCAAATGCCGAGTTCGCCTATGTAAAAAATTATAAAGGTGTTCGTTTACAAAGAACTGATTCCGGTCGTGCCTTTACATTCATACAGTATTGTACGGCACCCAATGATCTGACCGGGATAACCTCCACAGCTCCGCCATCCTCTGGAGCTTGGACTGGAATTAACTTGGATAATTGGTATTTAATTCTTCAGGTAAGAGATAATTACTCAACGGGAACTCGTTCTTGGGTAGTACCACAAGGTGCTAATATTTATTTCTCATCATTAGGAGGTATCTCCTCCACGACTGAATACGGAGGGCCCGTAAACATGTCAATTGAGGTTATTAGCACAGATTCTGGATTTTTACAAAATAACGTTTCAGTTCCTTAATTTAGTTACGCAGAATAAGATTTTAAGATTTTATATTATATTATATTATAAAATGGCAACAGGTACAACTGCAACAAATCCTATAAAAGTTTTTCAATATCCATCGCAACAAAATTCACAACCAACGCTCACGTTAACAGCTAAAATGACCGGCCCTTTACAACCTATTACTTTTAATGATGGTATTATAGAGTTATTAGTGGCTCCATATCCAAATAATATTTTAAAATTAGAATTAAAAGAGGGACAAATCGTAAGGGAGATTCATTTTAAAAAAATACCACCTAACAACAACCAGATAGCATATTTTCCTCAACAAATGGTGAATGCCGCCGCTCAATCCATGGGTCAAAATCTCCCTAATAGAATTTTAACTTCTGGAGGAACCGGCGCATATGGTCCGACGGGACCATATGACTATCACCAACCTCCAGCAATACCACAAGCTGGGGGAAAAGTTGTTATTATGGTAAAGGCACCAGCAGGACAACCAAATAGCAAAATAGATATGAATTTGATAAATCAAAGTAAAATCCGGACAAAGTGTGACATTACTTCTCCTTCTGGTATTACAGCAGGAACTTATGTTAATACTCGGGAGATAATCCCTGTATTAGAAGGTGGAGAACCAGTCATTTTGGAAATTATAAATATTACACCTGCTCCTTTGGGGAGTATTGTTGAAAATGACTCTACAAAAGAAACGTATTTTGTAAATGCATATAGATATGACGGAGTGGATACAAATACTAATTTTATAAATGATTTTAGTACATTAAAATGTATAAATAAAGATGGCTTAACAGGAATTTCTCAACCTCAATATGGTGATGCATTTATCATGAAAGCTAAAGGCGATTTACAAAATGGTACACCAGTTGTATGGTCTTACGGACCAACTGGTTTTTTTGCAACTACGGCCAAAAGTCTCCCAAGTCAACATGATGCTGTTGGGATATGTTTAGAAAAGATAAGTGACAATAACACAGGAAAGGTTTTGGTTACTGGATTTGCAACCGCGAAGTTTAAAAATCAATTACAAACTACACCTTCGCAAACTGTATTATTAACTAATACAACAAATAATACTATACAACCACTAAATCCAAGTACTACAACAACTTTTCAAGATTCAGGTGGACCATCTGGTAATTATACAGTATCGCAAAATTATCAAATAACTTTTGATAGCGGAGTGAACAATACAATCGGAGATATTATTATAGAAGGAAACTTTGGTTTTGAACACACGACATTTGCACTATATGATAGATTGGGAATACAGAGTTCAGACGATAATATTACTTATTCCAATATAGATGTTGACTGGTTTAATTCGTCGGCAGAATCTGTGCCACCTTATAGTAATTCTTATGGCAGTGGTACCGGTGGGTGGATATTACCAGAAGATCAATCTACAGCTGTAGCGAACGGGTTTACCGGATCCTTTCCTGCAAATATAAACGTAGATTTTGGAAATCATAGATATATTAAATATATATTCTTTTCAGATGGATCAGCTCCCGCAGCAGGATGGTCTATAGAAATGAGCGTCAGTGGTGGTGGTGGTGGTGCTACTAATATCCCTGTATCTCTTGGAGAAACATTATATTTGGAAAATAATTACACTGGTCCAACTGGTGCAATTCGTTTAACTAGTAATAACGCATCGCAAATTATCTATGGATATGCAGCATGCGAAGATTCCGTAGGCGATAATTTATTAATAAGATTAGCCCCTCCAAGATTTGTTTAATAATTATATATTTTACTATTTATATATAATATATAAATGCCAACAACAACATATATACCAGTTAATTTTAGAGACAATCCATTAAAAAAACAATATAGTACTTTTATTAGAGATTTTTTCGAGTTAAGAGGAATAACGAAAAATGAGTCTCACATTGGTCATACGGCCGGTACTTTATTAGTTAATTATCCTTTTTTATCTCATGATCATATTAAAGAAACTCCGAAATTTTTTCCGATTGAGAATAAATTTTATGGTGGAATCACGATAAACGGAGTTAATGGGATGAGAAATAATGTAAAAATGAAAATGATTAATGTAAAGGATGGTGGTATAACATTGGAAGCTGGTGTAACTGGGCCAAAAACGATTAATTTTAAATTCCCATCTGAAAAATGTACTACCGGCGAATTTGAAATTTTGGCAACACAGTGTTGGGTCACATGGGATAATTTAGTGGGAAAACCCACTGACGCAGAACTTATCGGTCCGACTGGTCCAAAAGGTGACCAGGGTGTCGCAGGTACAGGTTTAACGAATCGGGGAACGTGGAATGCTAATAATATTTATAACGAAGGCGATTATGTATTCTACCAAATAACCAATTCCAATACTACTAATGCAATGTGGATTTTCCAAGGAACAACCCAAATTTTTCCATCATTCCAGGAGCCATATAATGACCTTGATAATTGGATATTGTTTGAAGCCCCAAAAGGAGATAAAGGCGATGTCGGCGACCAAGGTCCAACCGGAGTTAAAGGAGAAACAGGAGATGCAAGCTCAGAGCCCGGACCACAAGGAGAAAAAGGGGACAAAGGGGAAACAGGAGATGTAAGTATTACACCGGGACCACAAGGAGAAAAAGGGGACAAAGGAGAAACAGGTGATGTAAGTATTACACCGGGACCACAAGGAGAAAAAGGGGACAAAGGAGAAACAGGAGATGTAAGTATTACACCGGGACCACAAGGAGAAAAAGGGGACAAAGGAGAAACAGGAGATGTAAGTATTACACCGGG